GTACTAAATCCATTGGAGACAATTTCCGTGCTTTATTTGCTGATATCGGGAAGGGGATTCTCAAACTTTTAATAGAAATTCAAATGGCAGAATTGAAATTAGCTATTATGAAATCGTTAGGATTTGGAGGTAGTTCTATTATATCGGCCATTGTTAGTCCCGCTGCGGGGGCTGTTCCTTTGGCGGGAACAAGGGCCGGGGGGGGGCCTGTTTCTGCCGGATATTCGTACCTTGTAGGAGAGCGTGGGAAGCCGGAAATTTTCACTCCTAGCGTGTCGGGGAATATTTCTCCAGTAGGAGGAACTCAAAATATTAAGGTTCAAATTATAAATGAAAGTGGGGTTCCTGTTCAAGCGAAGAGTGCCAAGGTAGATGTTAGGCCTGATGAATATATCATATCTGTAGTGATAGATGCTGCAGCAAGGAATAGGATGGGATTTAGAGATATGATGGGAGGCGGGTAATGGCAGATTGGCCATCTATTTCTGCTCCTCGCACTATTGAGGAAGAGTATTATAAGCCCCAAATTAAAACTGAATTTGAAGCAAATTATACTCAATCCCGTGCTGCTAGTTCTAGGGCGATTCATCGTTGGAATTTAAGTTTTGTTTTATCAGAAACCGATTTGGGGACACTTCATACTTTTTTTAATACCAATTTAGGCATTGCTTTTAATTGGACAAATCCCAGGAATTCTACTACGTATTCTTGTCGATTTTCTGGGGATAGTATTAAATCAAAAAGTATGGGTATGAGCGGTAGTGTTAATTATTGGTCAGTAGATATTACCATTGAGGAAATTTAATGAGGACCCTTAGCAGTACGGCTATAGAAGAAAAGAATAAATTAATTGGTAATTCTGTTTGGCTATTAGCATTAAAAATTACTATTCCGGGGTTGGGAACTCCCATTCGCTTGGTTAGAAATAATGAAGCTATAACTTGGGATGGAGAAACTTGGTCAGCTTTTCCATTTGAAATTGATGAAGTTGGTGACGTATCCTCTGGGGAAGTTCCTAGAGTAGATATCAGAGTTAGCAATATTAGTCGCGCAATGGAAGTTTACATTCAAGCGTATGATACTTATATTAAAACAAATGGATTTAGTCCTGTTTTGGTTAATATTTATGTTTTGAATTCTTTAAATTTAACTTCAGCCACTCCGGAGGTAGAACATTTATTTGAATTGAAACAACCTAAAACTAATTCTAAATGGGCTACTTTTACATTAGGGGCTGCAAATCCATTTAATAAAAGATTTCCCATTATGAGGATTTTGAAAAATCATTGTAGATTTATTTTCAAAGGAACACTATGTGGGTATGTTGGAGTAGGGGCAACTTGTGATAAAACTTTAACCACTTGTCGGTCTTATAGTAATTCTGATAGATTTGGGGGGTTTCCAGGAGCGGGGGCAAGGGGAGTACGACTTGCCTAATATATCTGATCTCATCGGAATTCCTTTCCTTAATCTAGGAAGGGACCCTAAAATTGGATTAGATTGTTATGGATTATTTATGGAAGTAAATAAACGATTTGGTCAAATAGTGACGAATAAAAATATTGCTTGTGAGGATATAGTAACAGCTAGTATAGAAGTACCAGAAGATATAGCAAACTATTGGTCTAAGGTAGAAATTCCAGAACCAGGAGATGCTGTAGCAATGTCTCTTAATCCTATTTTTCCTGGAGTAGTTCAGCATTTTGGGGTATACCTTGGGGATAGTCGTTATATCCATACTTTGAAAAAAGTAGGAGTAATTATATCAAAAATAAATGATCCTGCTTGGGAAAAAAGAATTCGTGGATTTTACAGGTGGAAAAAATGTTCACTATAACTTATGTTCGTAACCCCTTTGATCCTTTGAAGGATCGTATTATTGAGCAATTTCCTATTGGATTGAGAGTAAAAGATTATCTTCAAGGATTTGGAATAGGGGATGTAGAAAGAAATTCTTATGATATAGCAGTATCTATAAATGGTCAAATAGTTCCTAATCCAATGGATTTAGTAATACTTTCTCCCAATTGTCATCTTGCTTTTTGTCATGTTCCTAAAGATGGAGGGGATGGTAAAAATATATTAGCTATTATTGCTATGATAGCTGTTATAATAGTTGCTCCTTATCTTACAGAAATGGCGGCTTTTTATTCTGCAGGAGGAGGTGCAATAGAAGCAATGGCTATTGCTGGCGGTGGCGCTTATATGACCGCTGGTTTAACTTTAGTAGGTGGATTAATTGTTGGATCCGTATTTAGACCAAGTATTCCATCTTTTAATAATCAGTCTATTGATTCATCTTCTACGTATAGTTGGGATGCTAAACCAAATTCATTAATGGAGGGGGAAGTTCTTCCAGTTCTTTACGGTACTATGCGAATAGCTCCCCCCATTATAGGAAGATATTTAGAAACTGCAGGAGATAAACAATATTTAAATATTCTTATGGCGGTTGCTTCCCATGCAATAACTAGTTTATCAAGTTCTAGAATAAATCAAACAGATGTTACTAACTTTTCGGGTATTACTGAAGAAACTAGGTTAGGAGCAACTACCCAAGGGGTTACTCAGGGATTTAATGATACTAGGGTAACAACGTCGGTGGCAACTAAACTTAATCCAACCGCTTCGGCATGGTCTGCTGCAACGACTTATGATTCTGGAGATTATTGTACTTTTGGGGGATTTTATTGGAAATCTCTTCAGGCAGGAAATACCAATAATTCTCCGGTTGAAGATGCTTGGTGGACTAAGGAAATTTGGACTACTAGAGTAACAAATGGAAATACCGTTCAAGGAATAACAGTTTGTTTATCTTTTCCAGCTGGTTTATTTAGTGCTAACAGTTCTGGAGGATTGGGTAGTACTGAAGTAGATGTATATATCGAGTATAAAAAGACTGGAGAAGTGGATTGGGTACGTTTACAATCTATGAATACTGTTCCGGTTATTATTTCTAGTAGTAGATGGTCAGCTGGTCATTGGCAAAATGAATGGGAAGGGCCATCTCCCTCTGTTTATTGGGTAGAAGTAGAAGTTGGATCTAGCACCCCCGGAGATCATGTGGAGGGAGATCCTTATACTTCGGGGGAATCTTGGTATGACTATGATACCATGGGTCTTCGTTATGCTCATTATTGGAGATGGGTAACTAGTGGAACACTTACTCAAATTGATACAGTTAATCTAGATTATGCCCAAATTGTAGCGGCTCAGTCTAAGCCACTTCGTAGAACATATTCTGCTGATCAACTACCAGCAGGAGAATATAGTATCAGATGCAGAATAGTAAATGCTCTTGCTTCAGGAAATACTTATATTAATGATTGTTATTGGGAATATTTTGAGGAAAGAATTTATGATGATTTTACTTATCCAGGAACAACTTTATGGGTAGTTCGTGCTTTAGCTACTGATCAATTATCTGGGGGTATTCCTAGATTTGATATTCTAGCAGTGCGTAGTACGGTCCCCGTTTGGACTGGGGCAACATATGAAAATAAAGCAGCTAATAATCCAGCTTGGGCTGCTTACGATTTATTACATAATAATACTTATGGGGCAGATATTCCTTATTCTCGGATAGATTATGATGCTTTCAATGCATGGGCTTCTTATTGTACTACTGAGGGATTTACTCTAAATATTTATTTTGATCAAGCTCAAACTGTTAGAAAATGTTTAGATATTGTGGGACAATCTGGTAGAGCCAACGTTGTTCAAATGGGTAGTAAATTCACCGTTATTGTTGACAAAGAAGATACTGCGGTACAAAAATTTCTATTTACTGTAGGAAATATCAAGAAAGATTCTTTTTCAGAAGAATTTTTACCGTTAGATGATCGTTGTAATGCTATAGAAATAACTTATTTTGATGCTACTTTGAATTATGAAAGACAAGTTCTTGAAGTATACTCTGATGATTTTGATACTACGGATAGAGATATTAATAAAAGATCTGTGATTTTATATGGTTGTACTGACAGAGATCAAGCCATTCAATATGCTAAATTTCTTTTAAAATGTAACCGTTACTTGACATTAACTGCTTCTTGGGAAACAGATGTAGATGCATTAGCTTGTATGCCTGGAGATGTAGTTGAAGTTTCTCATGATGTTCCTCAATGGGGATTTTCTGGTCGTATTATATCAGCTACTGCAAATACTGTTACATTAGATAGAAGTGTTACTATTGAGGCCGCAAAAACATATGCTATTACTATTAAACATCAAGATGATGATACTAGAGAAGAAAAAACAGTTTCTAATAGTCCCGGAACGTATACAGTTTTAACTATTTCTACTAATTGGGGGGTTACTCCTTCTCAATATGCTCAATATGCTTTTGGAGAAACCAATTTAGTAACTAAACAATTTAGAGTGATTAAAATATCTCGTGCTAAGGAAAACACTTTTAAAATAATTGGTATAGAATATGTAGTTGGAGTTTATGATGATTCTGGAACTGTTTCTGATCCCCAAGTTTGGACATATTTAGATGCCGTAGATAATTTAACAGCTTCTGAAAGATATACTGGAGGAGCGTCTACTAATGCTTTAATATCTTGGAATGGGGCAGTTCATCTTTGGTATATTTGGTATAAATCATCAGTTATGGCTACCCCCCTATATGTTGGGGAAAGCGGGGTTCCTTGGATAGTTATTTCTAATATAGATTATGGATTAACGTATACTTTCTATGTTAGTGGTACTCCTTCTATCATAGATGCCGTCACCGTTGATTTGGCGATAGCAGGCAGATTAACTCTCCCCGCAGTTCCTACTCCAGTATTTGTTGCTATAGCTGGAGGATTTCAGAGAGTAAGGATTGAATGGGAATCTATAGATAATGAAGAATATGATATGGTAGAAATATGGCGTAGCGCAACGAATGATAGAACTGTTGCAACAAAAGTGGGTGAAATTCATTCTAATGTTTTTATTGATACTAGCGGATTGACTGTTTTAACTACCTATTATTATTGGATTAGAACTAGATCGTTAATAGGTACTTGGTCTGCTTGGGAAAGTGCAGATAGTGCTGGGCATAGTGTTACTACTGGTGGAGTAATAACAGGGGATTTTATAGATGATGTATTAGAATTAGAATTAATGAAAATTAATTTTCAAAATATATCTTGGGCTCAGTTTGCTATTTTTGATTCTTTTGAAAATAGTACAAAAAGAGCCTCCCCAGATCCATCTACGTATGACGCTCGTATTTATTCTGGTTATTTGGATAATGGAGAGGATGGTACAGCCGATAGGGAATTTGGTTTTATTTCTAAAACATATACTAATATCACCACTGTTTTATCAAGTAATTCTACCAGTGTAGGATTAAATTATCTTGAAGATACTTTACAATCTTGGTTTACTGATGAATGTAAAAATTTAACCTTATATGATTCAACTGCTACTGCATTTACCATAATAAGTAATACTTCCAATCGACTAACTGTTTCAGGAAGTCCTGCAGCTGGAGCATATACTTTAGTTGATAGTAATCCGGGGTATGCCGTAGCGTTCGCTACTTTCTTAGACTCATCTAACGGTGGGGCAGGTTACGTTAAATTAGAGGTTAGTTTTGATGGAGGGGTCAATTACCAAACATTTCTTGATACGGAGGGAGGAGTAGATTTATTAGGAGGAACTGTAGCAATCGCTAATGCAGGAAATGATTATATTGCAAGAATTACTTTAAAAAATGATGGTTCTGGATTAGGCCCTATATTTTATAAATTTTTGGTATGTACTGATCCTAGTTGCTGGAGGTTTTAGATGTATATATTAGAAAAAGATATTATAATGGGGACTTTCACTAATAGAGAAACATACCTTCCTTCTTTATGTAAAAGTATTCGAGAAAATATTCCCCATATTCCTTTCATGTTACAATTAGATAATCTTCCCATTAATAAAAATTTTAATGCTCTTAGAGAAAAATTTCAGCAGACGGGTAAAAGATTTTGGTTATTCTTAGATGACGACATTCAATTTTTATTTCCAAATACTATTCAAATAGCATTAGAAACTATGATTAAAAATAAATATGCTATGGTAGGAATTTATTCTTCATTTGATCCTGAATTTTCTTGTGACCCCTCTACTTTAGTTGAAAAAGAAATGCATTGGATGCCGGGATATTTTCAATTAGTAGATAGTCATTTAATAGGTCATATCAAAGCAGATGAAAATCTACCAGATGGAAATACTTCTATTGATACCAGTTATTCCGTTATGATTAAGCAAGAAGGGTATAAAATTGGAATAGCTCCTACATATGTTTTACATGCCTATAAGCCAGGAAGTTGGATAAAGCAAGAAGTAATTGAACCTACTAATAATTATTTAATGGCTAAATATGGTAAACAATATTTTGAATGGTGCCATGGAATAGATAATGTAATTGGAGGTGCTCCTAATCCGGAGAATAGTTTGATGCGTAAAAATAGAAAAAAATTAATTCAATGGCAAAGTGAAAATTATATAGCAGAAGAAGGAAAACTTAAACTTCATCTTGGTTGTGGAGATCAAAAATATCCTGGGTTTATAAATTGTGATATAGAAGGAGATGTAGATCAAATTCATGATATTACTACTAGATCTACTATTTGGAAAGATAATTCCATCGATCATATTTCATGTCATCATGTATTAGAACATGTTCCTTACAGAAAGTTTAATTGGGTTTTAAAAGAATGGTATCGTTTGTTGAAAATAGGAGGAACGATTGATATAGGTATGCCTGATATAGAATTGGTATCTAAGGAATTTTTGGAAAGTAGTGAAGAACGTAGATGGGGAGCAACTATTCATATATTTTATGGGCAACAAGGGCCTACTACAAAACCACCATCTCAATTAACTGACGATGATCCTATAATTGAAGGACAATTTCATCGGGGAGGATTGACAAAAGATAGACTATGTTTACTTTTAAAAAATCTTGGATTTGAAATATTAGAAGCATATAATTATTGTGGGAATGGAAATCCATCTCTTTTCGTACTTGCAAAGAAGGTGCAATAATGAGAGCTATGAGTCCCACTATAGTTCGTAATGATAAAGTAACCCCTTTGATTTCCCTCGTTATGATAGTGAAAAATGAGGAAGAAATTCTAGAGAAATGTTTAGAGCAAATTAAAGATATAGTAGATGAATTTGTAATAGTTGATACAGGATCTACTGATGGGACTAAAGAAATAATTAAAAAATATGGACCACTTTATGAAGTCCCGTTCGAAGATTTTGTAACTACCAAAAATAAGGCATTAGAATTAGCTACTGGTGAATATGTACTTTGGATGGACGCAGATGAAATTTTATATGAAGGAAAAGATATTTTAAAGATTCATGCAGAAGAAGGTAATTATGATGCAGTAACTACTAGAATTACTGAAGGACCCCCAGATTATTCTATGGTTAGTATGCAATATGATCGTGCTAGAATGTGGCGTAGGGGAACTTTTAAATTTGTAGGTCCCGGAGTTCATGAGGTAGCTGTAGGAGAAGGCAAAACAATTAAAGATGCTAGGATTTTCGTTCGTCATGAGCATTTAAAAAAGGATAAAGCAAATACAGGTAGGGGAAGGTTTGAAAAATATGTTACATTGTTAAAAGATTCCATTTCTCGTGGAAATGATTTGTATAGGGCATGGTTTTATTTAGGACGAACGTATAAGGATTTAAATTCTCCGTTAGATGCAATTGATGCCTATATAGAATATTTGAATTTGCCTAGTCTTTCTTTTACGGATGAGGTTTGGCAAGCTCATTATGATATAGCTTGTTGTTATAAAATTAATGGAGAATACGATAAAGCTATTAAATGGTTAATGAAAGCTATTGATGTAGATGAGGATAGATCTGAAGCATATTGCTTATTAGGAGATTTATATTTTCAACGTCAGGAATATAATGAGGCAATAAGTTGGTATAAGAAAGCAATAAGAGATATTCCTCAAGATGTTACTTTATTTTTGTCTCCTATTTATTATTCTATATATCCAAAAGATCAATTAGTTTTATGTTATTATTTTAGTAATAATTTTGATAAAGCTGGAGAAGTTTGTAAGGATTTAATTAGCCAACTTAACGGTAGAGATGATAGAATTTTAAATAATTTATGGTGGATTACTAAAAAAAATCAATCTACTATATTTATGACTTTAGGTAACACCCCGGAACCAATTTATGGAGGCATGATAAATGATACGGGGGTAGGTGGAGTAGAAACTACTTATTTGGAACTCTCTGAAGAATTAACTAAATCAGGTAAAAATGTATTTTTATTTTGTAATACGAATGAGCCTCATATTTATAAAGGAGTGTATTATATACCCTTTACCCAAATAGATGATTATTGGAAATTAAATCCTGATATTATTATAACTTCTAGATGGTTTGATCCATTTTATGTAGAATCTTCTGCTAAGAAAATTATTTGGTTTCAAGATGCCTTTTTTGGATTACCCGAAGGTAAACCAGATTTATTTTCAAAAGCTGATTTAGTTATATGTTCTTCTTCTTGGCATAAAAATTATATTTGTGAACGTTTGGGACGATCAATAAAGCCAGAAAAATTAAAGGTAGTTCCGTTAGGAATCAGAAAAAGCTTGTTTGGTCAAATAGTTGATAGAAATCCAAATAAGGTTATTTATAGTAGCAACCCCGATAGAGGATTGGAACATCTTATTGATATGTGGGATGAAATTACTGAAAGAATTCCAAATATCCAATTAACTGTAACATATGGTTGGGAAGGATTGAAAACTTGGAGTGGTAATAGTGAATGGCATGATTCTATTAAAAGATTACAAAATAAATGTTTTGAAAAAAAAGATCAACATAAAAATATAATTTTCACTGGAAGAATTACTAAGTTAAAATTAGCTATGGAAATGTTATCCTCATCATTATTAGTTTATCCCAATAATTTTTGGGAAACTTTTTGTCTCACTGCGTTAGAATCTCAAGCTGCCGGAACTCCGATGATTACTACAAATATAGGTGCTTTGCAAACTGTTGTAAATAACGATTGGAATTACTTGATCGACGGATCTCCTAGATCTGAATCATACCAACGAACGTTTATTGATAAACTAGTAGAATTAATGAATGATAATCAGAAAAGAAAAATTTGGTCAGAAGAAAATAGAAAAAAGATTTATTCTTTAGACTGTGACTGGAAAGATATTAGTGGTAAATGGGTAGAATTAATGTATGGTTTATTAGGGGAGTAAATAGTTGCCCACTATTGAAACAGTAACAGCTGGAAATCTCCGCAAAGTTCGACTAGTTGCAGAGATTGCCGGTCCTACTGGTCCCGTTGGGCCAGAAGGGGCTGTAGGCCCTGCCGGAGTTACTGGTGCTCAAGGTATTACGGGTTCTCAAGGGCTACAAGGAAGTCAAGGGCAAACAGGGGTACAGGGTTCTCAGGGCATTACGGGATCTCAGGGTTTACAGGGATCTCAAGGACAAACCGGAGTACAAGGTAGTCAAGGTATTACTGGTAGTCAAGGAGTTCAAGGAAATCAGGGAAATACTGGAGTCCAAGGATCTACGGGTATTACTGGTCCTGCTGGTTCCCAAGGTCCTGCAGGGACTACAGGAGTACAAGGGCTTACTGGAATAACAGGAAGTCAAGGAGTTCAGGGAAACCAGGGAAATACAGGGGCTGTTGGTTCCCAAGGAATAACTGGAAGTCAAGGAGTTCAAGGAAATCAGGGTCAAACAGGAGTACAGGGGTCTACTGGAATAACAGGAAGTCAAGGAGTACAAGGAAATCAGGGTATAACTGGTGTAGTAGGATCTCAGGGAATTACAGGTTCTCAGGGAGTTCAAGGAAATCAAGGTAATACGGGGGTTCAAGGATCTACTGGAATTACTGGTAGCCAAGGAATTCAAGGCCCTGCCGGAGTTACTGGTGCTCAAGGTATAACGGGTATAACAGGTAGTCAAGGAATACAAGGACCCCAAGGGCAAACAGGCGCTCAAGGAAATCAGGGAATTACAGGTTCTCAGGGAGTTCAAGGAAATCAAGGTAATACGGGGGTTCAAGGATCTACTGGAATTACGGGCTCTCAGGGGGTTCAAGGAAATCAAGGAACCACTGGTTCTGTAGGTGTCCAAGGTATTACTGGCCAAACTGGTCCTCAAGGAAGTCAGGGTCCTGCAGGATCTACGGGGGTTCAAGGATCTACTGGAATTACGGGCTCTCAGGGGGTTCAAGGAAATCAGGGTATAACTGGAAGTCAAGGAGTTCAAGGTATAACAGGCAGTCAGGGCGTTCAGGGTTCTCAAGGTAATACTGGATTAGTAGGGTCTACTGGGGGAACTGGCCCAATAGGACCTCAAGGCATTACCGGAAGTCAGGGAATTCAAGGTATTACTGGCAATACTGGGGTTCAAGGTACCCAAGGAATTACAGGTAGTCAGGGAGTTCAGGGAAATCAAGGAAATACTGGGGTTCAAGGTACCCAAGGAATTACAGGTAGTCAGGGAGTTCAGGGAAATCAAGGAAATACTGGGGTTCAAGGAAGTCAAGGAGTTCAAGGAAATACAGGAGTACAAGGTAGTCAAGGTATTACTGGCAATACTGGGGTTCAAGGTACCCAAGGAATTACAGGTAGTCAGGGAGTTCAGGGAAATCAAGGAAATACTGGGGTTCAAGGAGTTCAGGGAAATACTGGGGTTCAAGGAAGTCAAGGTATAACAGGAAATATAGGAGTACAAGGAAATCAAGGAAATACTGGGGTTCAGGGAGTACAAGGAACTCAGGGAATAACTGGTAATCAAGGAGTTCAAGGAAATACCGGAGTTCAAGGTAGTCAAGGAACAACGGGGGTTCAAGGAGTACAAGGTAGTCAAGGAAATACTGGGATTCAAGGGGTACAGGGAAATCAAGGTAATACGGGGGTTCAAGGAAATCAAGGAATTACAGGTTCTCAGGGAATTCAAGGAAATCAAGGAATTACTGGTAGCCAAGGAAATCAAGGAATTACTGGTAGCCAAGGAAATCAAGGAATAACAGGTAATACCGGAGTACAAGGAGTTCAGGGGAATACGGGAGTTCAAGGAAATCAAGGAATTACTGGTAATACAGGAGTTCAGGGCAGTCAAGGAACAACGGGGGTTCAGGGAGTACAAGGAACTCAGGGAATAACTGGTAATCAAGGAAATCAAGGCATTACTGGTAGTCAAGGAGTTCAGGGACAGACGGGTGTTCAGGGAGTACAAGGAAATCAAGGTATTACGGGATCTCAAGGTATTCAAGGGACTCAGGGAATAACTGGTAGTCAGGGGAATCAAGGGATAACTGGTCCAACGGGGGCACAGGGAAATGTAGGTCCCCAAGGAAATACGGGGGCAGAAGGAGCGGCTGGAATTACAGGAGTCCAAGGAGGAACGGGTACCCAAGGACCTCAAGGGATAACAGGCATTGTAGGGGACACTCTTGCTCACGTAATTCAATTTATAACTGGTGGTTATGCATACGGAGGGTCTAAAAATACATTTGGGGCTACCGGAGCCGGTTGGTGGCTTGGAATGGATACAGATGGTATAGCTAAATTTCATATGGGGGATGTTAATAATTTTGTTAAATTTGATGGGCAAACTGGAATAATTCAACAAGGATATACAGCCCCTACTGATAATAATACTGCTGCTGGGGCTGGTATAAAAATTGTAGGTGGGAAAATAGAGGCATATGGAGGAGATCAGACGTTCGGTGGAACAATGATTTCCTCCGATGGTAATTATATGGTTACTATTGGAAAATATCTGACTGCTACTGGATTGACGAAGCGGTACCCGCTGAATAATGCTACAAACTTTACGGCAGATGGACAAGTTCATATTTACGCTTGGGATACTGTCCCAATCACTGATACTTGGGTTGAAGTAGTGGATTTAGGTAAAACTAGTGATGGCTCATTTGACTGGGGTATTTTGGTTAATGGGGACGTTCCTGGTAGGGGAATAAAAGTCGAGGGTGGCGTAGAAGGTATTAAGTCTGTGGGAGCATCGGGGGCAGGGATAACTTCTATAGTAAACACCGTTAATACAATAGCTATAGTAGCTCAGAATAGCTACGGGTCTGGCGTAGATTATGCTTATGGTCTTCAAGCTAGTTCTTCGTACGGGTATAGTATAGTTGCTGAATGTGAAAGTAATACTATTTCTCCTCTGCAAATCGATCCGAGTGGTAGTGCCTCAGTTCCTTCCCATACAGCGTTGAAAGGATCATTTTGGGTAGATTCTAACGGGAATATGTTTATGAATGTAACTGGGGGTGGTGGAGTAGGAGCTTGGAAGACTATAGGAATTTATTATGGGAATTTGATCACTTCTGCTGTGGCTAATGGCTCAATGTGTGCTTTTGATGATGGGGGGGTATACAGAGTATATGTAAAGATAGCCGCGGCATGGTACCAAATATTTAGCATTTAGAGTAAATTTTACTTGGGCAACCCTTTGGAATTCACCCTTAGATCTAAAAGGAGGAAATTATGGCTTGGACTGCTACTTTAACTTCGATTACAAAAGATTCGGCAGCTAAAAAAATTACTACCGTGGTCACTATAAATGGAGGAAGTGAACCTTATATAATGACTTTTATTCAAAATTTTTCCGATGTTAGATTAAACCAAACTCAAATGATTAGTGAAATTCGAGAATTTATTGCTAAAATGAAAGATATCGAGGCGATGTATGTTCAACTAAAGGCATTAGAAGGGAATAATATTCCTTTGAATTTATAAAAATTTATTTACAGTAACCCTAATGAATCTTCAGTATTCTTAGGGACTTCATTTTTCTTATCTATTAAAATACCGGCTTTTTCCAAACGAATGGTTAAAGACCTCTCCGTAACCCCCAAATCTTTAGCCATTTCTAAAATAGATTTTTTATTTTCTTTATAAAATGTAGCAGCTTCTTTCAAATTATTAAATCCTTTTTCATTTAAAAGTTTAATCCATTTTTCTTTAATATCTGTTTTAGTAAATCCATCTTCATCTTTTTGAGAAGGTCTTTTCATTTTTACTAAATTTTTTATTGGAAGATTTCTATCTCCATCCATTTTTATTTTAAGATATTCTATTGTTCTGGTAGTTACTCCTAACTCATTAGCCATCTCTGTGTTGGTATATTTCTTTTTATACGTTTCCATCATATCATCTATATTTTTAAATCCTTTTGCTTCTGCAATTATATTCCATTTATTCCAAAAAGAAGATGGTACATCATAAGGTATCGTTAGATAAGGTCTTAATTTGGAATAGGCAGTATAATAATTAATATTAATATTTTTCAAAGTTAACCATTGATGTATAGTTTTAAAGGAACCTCCTTTACTGATCCAGGAATCTACGAATGAATTTATACTGGAATACCCTTCTTCTTTAATTAGTTCTTCGAATTTTTCAAAAAAAGGTTTTTTTCCAGATTTATACATGTATGGTAGATTCTCCATTTTCTTTTATAATAGTTATTGAACAATCAAATTTATCCTTGAAAGATTCATCATGATCAGTGACTAGAACAACTTTTCCAGATTCTGCCAATTCTTCAAAAGTTTGAAAGTTTGTTTCCTTACCAGAATCATCTAAAGAATCATTTGGTTCATCAAATGCAATAGTAGAAAAATCTACATTACACCCATCTTTTATAAATTGAGATAATGCTCTGGATATGGACAGTCTAATTTTTTGTCTTTCCCCCCCACTATACATTTCGTAGGAAACTTCATCTCCATTAGAATCTACTATAGCAATATGAAATTCATCTTTAATTGTTCCAGATCTAGTTTCCCTCTCCGTAGTCATAACTATGTTTAATTCAGAACTATATTCTGAAAGGTAATGCTGGGCTAATGATTCTAATTGGGATATCATAGAATCAAATAGCATCATTCTAATTTTCTTGAACCCGTCTATCCAGAAATCAAAATACTTCTTTTTGGTAAGTATATTATTTTTGTTTTCATTGATTTCTCGTATTTCTGCTCCTAATTCTTTTATTTGATTTTTCCTTTTTTCTTCCATTTCTATGTATGGATTGAATTCATTAGTTTTTAATTCAATATTATCTTCTAAATTTTGAATTTCTAATTCTAGTTTAGTTACAATAGAATTCCCCGATAGTTTAACCAATTGGATTTTTAAGCTAGAAATCAAATTTTTAATTCTTTCTAGTTCTTCTATTTTTTGATCCATTTCAATTAACGAGGCTCTGTCTTCTTTCATCAATTCCCTTACTTTTTTTTCTTGGGTAGCTAAATTATCTATTTTGACATTTTCTTCCATGATTTCTAAACCCAATTGATTTATTTTAGATTGTAGGTATTTTCCAGTTACCATTTGACTGCAGAATGGGCAAGGCCCTTCTCCGCTTCTAGTAAGTTTTTGAATCTCTGCATTTAGCTTATCAATAATTTTTTTATGAGAATCTCGTTGAAATAAAATAGTATTTATTTCTGCTTGACGATTAGCAAAAATATCGGCTAATTCTTTTCTATTTGTAGTACTATTGATTAAGGAATCTCTATGATCTTCCTTTTTATCTATTTCTTCTTGAATTTTATTTATTTCATTTGATATTTCTAGTCTTTTTTCTCCCAATGATTTCTTTTTATATGATAAATCTTGTTCCCAAGATATTAAACAAGCTGTTCTTTCGGATTCAAAATTATCTATAGGAATCCTATAGGAGGTAGATCGAATTCCGGTAAGTTTGCCTGTTTTATTCTCTAAAGAACGTTCCAATTCAAACACCAGGGACTGTAATGCTTTTGCCGATTCCCCGGCTTTCCGACTACCCTCCACAAATCTATCTAATCCCCTTATATCTGTCAGAATTTTTGCTCTATCAGCAGGACGGAGATCAGGAAACGACATAAAGTCTCTACCAAACATTACTGAGCATTGAAAGGAAATAAAATTCATTTGTATGATTTTTTCTAAATGAATCTGTTTAATTTGGTATGTTGAATTTTTTAATAATTCTTCTTCTTCTTTCCAAATTCTAAGATTAGGAGTTTTCTTACGTTCGATGCTTCTTTCTATTTTATAATTGATTTCGTTCGCTTTAAGTAAAACTTGGATTACGGCTAATTTTGATTTTTTATGTATGATTTCATCTTTATATCTATTCTTTCTACAAAGTTCCCCGAATAATCCATAAGTTAACGTCTCTAGTAGACTTGACTTTCCACTGCCATTTGACTTACTTTTTTCGTCATCTAAATTTTTTCCATCAATTTGAACGGCCATCCCTTCGTAATTAGAAATTGCAAATTCAAAAGGTTTCTTAAACGTCATAAACCCTTTTCCAGATATATTTATAATTTGTATTAACATTTTCTCTCCGGATTTTGGCTAGGAAGTAACGACCAAAGAAATTTTTGAGAATGTATTTTACAAGAAAATACCCTCATTTCTGATACCATTTTATCTCGTATTTCTGATTCGAATTCATCTATACGTTTGCTCATCATCACAATAGAAGTTATTTCCTTTCTAGGATTTTCTTCTTGATCCTCTTTTTTAAATGGTAAAGGTTGTACTTCAAAAATGATTTCCCTTTTTCTTTTTATTAAAAAAGGTCGTTTCATGATTTAAATATTTCAATCCCTGTCCTTATCAAATCATCAATATTTAAATCCGTTCCTTCGGAATTATTTTGAACATATAAATTTATAATGGAATCATCATCTTCAATTATATTTTCAGGAATCTGAGATTGACGTTGTTTTACTATTTGAACTTGGAAGGAAATTCCCCTAGCACCCGCACCTTGTAATTTAGATCGGATGTCATTTTTGATTTCTGTGTTCCATTGGGAGGCTGGAACGTCCCCGACCACTCTGATATAATTGCCTTCCAAGCTGGTTGCTTTATCCCACTGGTCAGGAAACGATTTAACATCCAATGATTTGAACTCTGGATATTTAAGTTTAATTGGGGCAAGTTTTTTGGTTTTAGAATTAAGCACCCAGATAAATCGGTTCTGTCCTTCGTCAGAAAAACGTATTTGATAAGGGCTTCCAACATATTGGACATTCCCACACATCTGGACTTTATGAATATGGCCCGAGATGTAGAGTGTTCCGGGGTTGAAAAAATATGAATCCATTCTTCCGGGTATTTCTCTTCCTGTTTCATAAGTTACTCCAGGGATTTCTTGATGAAAAAATACTATGTCGGGATTTTGAGAATTTATTCCTTTCAAATTTACTAAGAAATCTTCAAATTTTCTTTCATAAGGAATAAATCCAATTTTTACTCCGTCTATTCTAGTAATCATTTGAGTTAACGTTATCAAACAAAGATCAAATAATTTAGCAATAGGATATTTGGGCAAGTTGAAATCATGATTACCGAGCAACGCTGTATGCAGAACTTCTCCTTTTTCTATTTCCGATAACATTTTGTTGCATTCAATAAGTAAGTGGGAGGGAACTTTATCTTTAAGCTCAAATAAATCTCCGAGGGAATAAACCCATTTAATTTCAGGATGACTTCGTAAAATATCTATGATTTGTTGAAAAATATTTAATCCTTCTACTAAACGAGAATTTAGTCCTGTTTTTTCATCAACTTGTTCGAACTCTTTACGTTCATGAAGATGAAGATCAGAAAATATGAGTGAATCTGGAAGTATATCAAAGGGAGATGATGGTCGGAGTAGTTTCCTCATTTAATTCCCCATCGTGCTTTTATTATTCTCACTCGACATTCAGGATTGGCCCATTCTAAAATAGATGCTTCTTTTATTTTGGCTTTAACTTCTGGGGAACGTTTTTGTCCTTTTCTAAGGTCCTTCATCCTTTTTCTATATTCAGGATCTTTCCATTTTTCTTTAAGATATTCGGACCTTCCGTCTTTATAGTTAGGGTCCTTTCTTCTTATTTCATTAGATGATAGTATTTTAACCCTGTGTTCTGGATTTTTCCAAGTATTTTTTCGAATTTCTGATAACATAGATTTTGTTTCTGGATTGGATAGTCTATCTTTATGTATTTTAGACATTCTTTCTTTATATTTAGGATCTTTCCAAAGCTCTTTATTAATTTCTATCATTTTAGTTTTGTATTCAAGATTTTTCCATCTCTTTTTGCCATTTTCTATCATTTTTGCTATAGCTTCTTTAGTGTGTTTCATCCCTTTTCTAGAACCTGCATATCTACAAATATCGTATCCATAATTAGGATCATATGATTTATAAAAATCTTTCCAATATTGTTCTCTGGGAATTAATTGATTTAAATCATCAATTGATTCTTGTATCATTAATACAAAATTTTTCCTACCGTCCAAATTAAAAGCATATTGAAGGTGAGGAGAATGATGAATCCCTTTACGAAGGAGACCCAAATGGTCTTTCCATCTTTTTCTAAAGTTTTCAGCAGACCCTATATACATTTTTCCATTTACCATATTTACAATTTTATATATACCACCATAAGTGGGCATTATTAACTTTCTCAAATTATTTTCCTTTGACGCATTTGAGGATTCAAAAATTGAAACCCATACCTTGCTAAGACGTATGCATCGCATAAATTATCATCATCGAAGTCTACCCCAAATTTCTTATGCACTGATAAAAGCATAAGGTCTTTTTTTGAATTTCCTTTTCCAGTTACAAATTTTTTTAATACAGTTGGAGGAACGATGATAAAAGGATAATTCGCCATAAATAAATCTCGTTTTATTATTCCTGCAAGCTCTCCTAATTGAAATATACTGATTGTTTTGGTGATACCAAAAGCAGGACCTTCTATCATTATTAGATCAGGTTTAATCTTACCAACGGATAATCCAATACTAATTGCTATTTTTGTTAATCTTGGTGTATTTTCCTCTTTGGAAGAAGATGTTATGAGTCGTTGTTCTACAATTTTTTCTTGGGAATCTACAGCTACCAATCCAGTTGCACATAACGATAAATCTAGTCCCATCACTATACTCATGGATTTTTCATCCTCCTTGGTTCCCAAAGAATTCAACCAAAACAACTTCACCATCCAATGATTTAGCCGTTAATTCTTTTCCGGGGAAATATTTCAATTTAATTATAGACCAAAATAATCCCCGTATAGATTTCAAAGCCTCCGTCTTCCATCTTACTTCTTCTTCTCTTCTTTTTGATTCTACTACTGTATGACTAGTTATATCTAATTTCACTATATTAATTTGATCTACCATTATATCTGATATGGAAAACATCAGTTTTTTCCAACCAGATAATTGCAATAAAATTATTTCTTGAGGTTGAACGGGGGTTCCTTTATATTTCCAATTTGGTAATTGTAAAAGTATGGCCGATCCGAATAATTCTTTAGTCAAATGGGTTAAAAACAATTCCCATCGTTTTTCTTCAACGCTAGGACTTAAATTGACTACATTATTTTCATTCATATTAATTCCTACTTTTTGGGACACGTTCAGTTTGAAATTTTTCGTCTATTTCTGTCCACATATTTATAGTTGCATCTTTAAGTTGTCCTTGTAAATTGTTTTGTTCAATATGGGCAATAGCTTTATCCAAACTTTGGAAACTCTCTGTAACCGCCCAGTAGGTAGTCATAGCAGAATTTTCTTTGATATAGATTAAGTTAGCTCTAATATCGTCGATACCATAGTCGAAAATAATATAGATATCAGCTTCTCTATATGGAACATCAATAGAACTTTTAATAACTTTTACTTTAGAATGAACCCCTACGGCTCTTTTTAAATCTTTCCCTCCCAATTTTATTGTCTTTTCTACTTTTCCAATTTGGGTTACTGCTAATCTTAAAGATGCTAAAAATGGTATAGCGTATCCTCCAGCTGTTTTTGTTTTTGCTTGACCAGGCATAGGATCTTGAACATCTTGTACCTGATTTGTAAAAACTATCAATTTAGTAGGATCTGATATAACTGCTACTGCTTTTCTACAAAGTTGGTGAAGCTCTTTGGCTCGGGCACTCCCTCGTTTATCTCCCTTTTCCTCTTCCAATTCTGATAATAAAACTGCTACGCTGTCTATGGCTACCAAATTAATACAACCGTTCTCAGATTCTGGAGAACTCATTATTAATTCTTGAGCTTCTTTGATAAGTCTAGGACGATGTAAATTATCGTCGGTGATTTTTATTCCCATATTTTTTATAAATTCTGGTTGCATTCTTCTTTCTGCATCTCCTATATCAGCACGTCCTCCTTTGGATTGGGCATCGGCGCACATTTCTCCTATAATGGTAGTCTTACCCCCCATGGGGAGTCCTGCTAATTCCATCAATATTCCTCCAGGTATACCCCCTCCCCTTCGTATACGACCACTTATAGCGAGGTCTACTAGGGTAGACCCAGTAGAAATTACTTTAGACATATTTAGTTTTTCTTCTTCAGGTTCTTTAGTAGCTACCAATCCTTTAGCAATATCTTGAATCTTACGTTTAATCAATGGCATTCTGATCTCCTTTTAATAAAACTCTCCATTTGTTGTATAAATCCCTCTTTAAAAAACTAGAAAATCCATAATCCATGCATATTCCCTCAAATACATTGAAATCTAATTTATCTGGTACTAAATCTACGGGGGTTGATTTTTTATGGGGGAGTTTTACTAAGGAATAATTAAAAGTAGGGTCAAAAGCATGTATATCTTGATATTTTTTGGAAGAAACTCCTAATTCTGATTTTAGATATTTTATAGCAGTTTTTTCACCAACTCCCACCACTCCCTTCACGGAGTCAGATGAACACCCTGCGACCGATTTAACGTAGTACCACATATTGGGATCTATTCCTTTTTCTTCTATGAAATCATCTTTAGAGTAAATTTTCTTTTCTCTTGGATTATAAATAGACACTTTTGAATTTAGCAATTGATATAAATCTTCGTCCGAAGTTACGATATAGGTATGATCAAATTCCCAAGCATGGTCATTAGCTATATGAGCAATAATATCGTCTGCTTCTAATCCTGTTTGAATAAAATTATTTTGAAATCCTAATTTAGGAAGAACTTTGGTACGAATCTCTGTAAATTGGGGTTTACCAGAACGAATTATATCTTCCATCTCGGGATCTTCAACTTGAGGGCGTTTTTTATAATCGGGGTAAACGTCTCTACGATATGATTTTCTAGAATCCCAAGCAAATGTAAATCGAGGTTGTTCAAAATCTTCGGATAACTTTAAAATCTCTCTCATGAAACCAAATATAACTCCAGTGGAGTGTTCCTCATAAGAAAGTCCCATCATTGATAACATGGCTCTATATGCTATGAAATTAGAATCAATTATTAAAAGGTTGCTCAAATTTTTTCCTTAATTTTTACGTTTGGTTTCAATTTTATCTCTTTCCATTAGTATGGTGGTCGGGAGTGCCTTCACCCCAAGACATTTGCTTGGTCAGCACGTTTACCATCCGTGTCTCGCTATCGACGGGCGACAACAATCCCCGCTACTCAAGCAAGAACACTCCCAACCTACGTACCAGTTTCAGCAGCCGACTCACTGCTTAACGCTCCCTGGTACGATTAAAATGGGGAAGCGGCCCGACCGTTAGTTGTAGTTGTCGCGCTACCACCACAGACCCTAGCCACCTCCCCATCTCGTAGATGGCTATGGAAACTTTCTCTCCATATTTAATCCCCCTGAAAAGGACTAGGGAAAACCATCTTTAATCTTTTACTTCTCCAGTTACTATTACCCAATCATTTCCTATCATATCTCCTTCAGATACCAAGAGCCTTGATATACTTCCATCTTTCTTTTTAATGGATAAAAATCCGTTGTAAAGAAAGATGAATACATTAGGATTATCCCACTCCAGTTTGGAAACTCTCCCCCCAAGAATGATATTTTGAATAGCTTGAGAAAAGTTCATCGTTTTTCTCAAAGGTGTTTGTTTCATTACTTTATCCCCTGGGCC